TCATAAGAAGTGGCTCAAAAGTTGGGAGGAGCTGGGGGCTCGGATCTTGAAGTTTCCAGATTGGTTGCAGACAATCATTCTGGAAGACGTTCATACGGCGGTCCAGAATCGGGTTGGAACGATGGAAATGATTCTGGAGAGTATGAAGAATAAAGGAAAAGGGAAATAGGTGCTTTTGAGATTTGAAGCCTAAGACTGATGGCGAAATCAAGAAGCTTACCATTGGCGATCTGATTCAAGTTGACTGGTCAGATGCGAGCATAGGGAAAAGCCTCAGTTGCGGCATGGAGGTTGACGTTCCTGTTTCAAGCTGGGGAATCTACCTGGGGCTGCTCGGGCGAAAAACAAAGCACATCATTCTCGTTCAAAACAACTTCCGGTACGCAGACGGCCTTTTCGATTTAGACTATACCGCTATACCGTATCATTGGGGCACGAAGGTCACTTTGATCATGAAAAGTCATATTCAACAGCACGATGCGCAGGCCTTGCTGAACAGTTTCTTGATGGGCGGAAGACGGAGTCGGGTTGAGAACCGGACGAAGCAGCAACATGTGAGCAACCATCATGACCGACTTGATTAAGGAGGCTCTCACTGCCCGGAGGAAGAATCCGAAGACTCGAGGCCGCCCGGCTGTTGTGTTTGAGCCGACTGCTAAGCTTGTTTTGCTCGTCAAGTTTGCCCTGATTATGACGGTGCTGCTCTGTGGCCTCCAGGTCGCGCATCTAGCTTTCCTGCATTACTGGAACAGTGAGATCTTCGCTGGGATCTCCGGGTTGATCGGGACCGTTACGGGCGTTCTGATCGGTCGTCATGTCTAGACGGGCAGTGCGGTGCTGGATTGCAACGGTCCTGATAAGCATTCTTGCAAGGGTTGTTCTCACCTGGTCAACGGTCGATGTATGGACATCATTAAGAAGCGTTCTTTGAGCCGAAAGCGACGAAGGTAGATCGCAACCTACTTTCATTGCTCCTTGATGGTTTCTTGTGTTCCATCATTCTGCCTTCTCGCCGGCTAATCTTCAAACTCCTCGGGGGTGATATTTTGGCAACGAGAAATGAAATGCTCTTAGTGGGCATTCTGATGGCAACGATTATCGCGTCTGCAGTAGTCGTAACCTTGTTGATCTATGGTCGACCTATTTCAAGCACGGGCAAGATTAGAGCGATAGGCTGCGACATTTGGGCTGACGCGAACCGTACAATCAAGCTTCAGCAAGTCGATTGGGGCGTTCTGTCTCCAGGCGATATGGCAGGAGTCACGTTTTGGGTTCAGAATACCGGGAACTTGAACGGCACACTATCATTCAACGTGACTGATTGGAAGTTTGCTACTGTTACTCCGAACTCGACTCTCCCAAGCAACGCTTCGAGTTACCTGGTGATGTCTTGGAATTACTCGGGAGCTGTCCTGAAGCCTTTCGAGGCTGTCCCTGTTCAAATGCAGCTCGCAGTTTCGCCTCAAATCGCTAATATCAGCCAATTCAACTGCACCATGAACATTTGGATCAAGGAGTACAGGTAGCCCGGTCTTTTGCAGTCACAAATGTGTTTGGCAGGAGGTGAATATGACGAGTCAGAATACTCTCAACAGCATGCTGGCGGCAGTGATTCTCATTGTCACAGTGGCTTTCATTGCTGTCGAAGTTGTGATCTGGACGGGCGCACTCCAGACGTCAGCTCTCGGCAACCTTGGTTACGGTGTTGACAAGCTCCTGGAGAACCCGGCTTTTGTCGGTCTCTTGAGCACGTTGATTGTCGGCACCGCGAGCGGCTTCATGCAGAAAGTCTTCAAAACAAACGAAACCTTTGACCTTAAGAAATTCGGTGAAACCTTCTATTACTACGAGCCTCTGATGATTCTTGTCGGTCAATTCATCCCGGTAAGCTATGGCATCGTGCTCTTGTTCGTGATTGACATTTTCCGGCGTGTCCTGTTGAAACTGGTCCCGAAACCACTATAGTTCTCCCCTTTCTTAGTCTCTTCAACCCCCTTTTTTTGGTGGATCATTATGCGTCCTAGCAAACAGAAGCTCGAGGAAATACAGAAGAAACGTGATAGGCATAAGTTGATGCGATGAGGAAGAGACGAGACTTTTTCTGGATTCGCAGTTGCCGGAAGACGTATGATCGAGCCCAGGGCAAGTTTTCTTTTAACATTCAATACAGTACAGCGGTGAAGCTGAGCCCCAGGACGACGGCTGTTGCTGAAGCTTTTGGTCTTGGGGTAGACGAAGAGCACACGTTCACGGTTTTGGATACTGAGTTGAAGATCCGACCTAACGACGTCGTCTATGTTACGGGCGATTCTGGCAGCGGGAAAAGTGTTCTTCTCCGGGCTATCAAGCAGGATCTCGGACCTGAAGGGCTGGATATCGCAGACGTCCAGGTTGACAAGGATAAGCCTTTGATCGAGACTGTCGGCGAGACCCTCGAGGAAGGCTTACAGCTCCTCGCCAAAGTCGGCTTGTCAGATGCGTTTCTCTTTCTCCGCACTTTTAGCGAGCTCAGTGACGGCCAGAAATACCGGTACAGGATCGCTAAGCTGATGGAGAGTAAAGCGCAGTTCTGGATCTTGGACGAGTTTGCAGCGACTTTGGACCGGGACACGGCCAAGATTGTTTCCTTCAACCTTCAGAAGCTAGCTAGGCAGGAAGGCCGCTGTGTGATTGCGGCCACAACTCACAGCGATCTAGGTAAGGACCTGAACCCAGACGTGCACGTTCATAAGCGGTTTGGGAGAGAAATCGAAGTCTCTTATGGACGTAAAAAGACGTCTGGAGAATGCAGTCTCGTCCAGGAAATGCATATTGAAGAGGGCTCGATCAAAGATTGGAACAGCCTCGCAGGTTTTCACTATCGTAGTCACAGGGTTCCGGCGCCAAGAAAGATTTTTTGTCTAAAACGTGGCTGGAACGAGTTGTGCGGCGTGATCGTCTATAGTTATCCAGCGTCGACGTCTTTCGGGCGAAGGCTCGTCATGCCTAAGATGAGCATGAAAGAGATGAATCAGAGACTCAGCAGTATCAGCCGAGTGGTTGTGCACCCGAAATATCGTACTGTAGGGCTCGGTTCAAAACTCATCCGGGACACGCTTCCTCTTGCCAGCACTGAGTATGTGGAGATGAGCGCGGTGATGGCGAAGTATAACCCGTTTGCTGAGAAAGCCGGGATGAGTCGAGTTGCGATTCAGGATCCTCCGAAGGAAGCTTTGAGGCTTCTTGAAGTCTTGAAGAAGTTTGGTTTCAACCCGGAGCTGCTCGGAAGTACGAGGCATGTCGGCGAGAAGCTGGGGGCCTTGTCTGAAAGAGACGTCGTCGAGTTGAGAACAGCTTTCTCGAAAAACCGGCATATGAGGTTCAGCAAATCTTTTAGTTATCACATGCCGTACGGTACGGTTGCTCGGTACCAGAAGGAGATTAAGAATGCGAGTTTGGAGAAGCTAGGGGTTCTGATTCGGATTTGTGGTTTTCTCCTTCAGTCCAAGGTTTATCTGTATTGGCAAAGAAATTGAGTGTCACGTATGCGTTTGTATGTACTTTCTAAGAAGATACGTGAGAGATTCCTTTTAGTCTACGAGTTGAGGGCTGTCAAAAAACTGTCGATTTCCTGACCGAATATTATGGTGTAAGACGGATGAGAATAAGACTCAACGGTAGAAAAGTGGGCAACGGAGATATAGCTGCCTACTTCGAGAACAAGGCTTACTTCACCAAAAAAGGATTGACGAAAAAAACAATACTCCATGAATTGTATCACCATCTTATCAAAGCCATTGGCTATGAGTTGCAGGAAAGAATTGAAGAAGAGGAAGCAAATGCCTTTTCAAGAGAATTTTAAGTTTTACCCTTCCCTTGACTTGATTAGAGTGGATCTCCATTTAGTACATCGAAGGCTAGAGGAATTGGTTCGTATTTTGAATGCTTGTTAGAAATTTCCTTCAAGAATAGCTTGAGCAGCATCGTTATCAGCTATAAATGAGGAGAGAAGAACCGCAAAAGAAATGGAAAGAATAGCATCATCTTTTTTGATATTCCTGATTTGTCTTGGATTCAAGGTGGTTCCACAATGCCTCAGATTTGGGAAATCGCTGAAAAACTCATAGAAGCTCTTAGCTGAATCAATGAGAGCTTGGTGTGGAAAGATGTTACGACAACCATCAATTGCTCTTCTAAAGGTGTTTGCTCCATTAGTAGCTTTATCGACCGTTACTCCCTCTAGCAGATTGTTAGCTACCCTGATGCAGTTTGATTCAGCAGTATCTTCGTGGAAAAGACCAACATTCTTTTCCAAATCGACTAGGCAATCTTTTCGCAACTGATTAGTTGAAACACTCTTTTTCAAAACCGCATATTGACTGACTATTAATCCTACGAGTGAAAGTCGAATCTTGCAATCTGCTGTCAGGAAATAACGGAGATTATATCGTTCGAAGAACTTGTCCAAAAGATTCCGATAATCTCGACAGAGTCGAGCGTCCATGTTCGAAAGTACATCATAAAAACCTTCCAGCAATGCAACGCAGGCCTTTTCTTGTATCGGAACTATTCTTATCTTGAATTCCTCTTGAGCCAATTTTGGGTTATCATAAACTTCTTTGGTGATTTTCAATTTGAGCTTCTTATATTCGTACGTGTACAAATCAAGGAACATGTTCTCAGGAGCATAACTTTTCTTACTCAATGGAAACCATACATTTCCCCAAAGAAGATGCCAACTCGACCTTATGAGAAACCTCATTGCGTGAGTTCCCCTTTAAATGCTCTGGATATTAGCGAGTTCTGAAGCTCAGTGATGCGGTTTGATGAGTTCTTTTGGCTGTTTGTTATCCTCTCAATCTTTTTGGCAAGCAAGACAAACTTGTCTTGTTCTCTAAGGGGTGGAATTATTATCTTAGTTTCTCTTATTTGTTGAAGACTCAAATGGGGGTGTGTTACTCCTCGACTAATCGAAGAATAGCGTTTTCTGAAAGGCACGGTATTCAATTGGGTCAGCAGGAAGATAGGGTCTACTTCTGAGTCTTCAGCTAGTCTTACTATGGCGATATGCTGGTTAATGTTAGCTTCTACTAGTTCCTGTGGAAAGATTGCTGATATTCCAACGTCTCCAGTTATTCTTATCAAAATATCATTTGGATACACTTTGGACCTTTCCATAGCATCATGAGCGAATTTGGAAATATGCATCGAACCAGCTAATGATATGCCGTCTATAGTTACGCATTCACTTCTGAGGAACAGGATTCCATTCTCTTCCCAATTGAACCCATAAGTTGTTGGGGTCGAGCCTTTTGTTGCTCCTTTTGATGTAACATTGTTAATTATTGTTATTTGCCAACCTTTTGGATTAACTACTGGGTCTCCAAACATTTGCAGGAAGGTAGCTTGAAGAAGCTTACTTGCCATCGTTTTTGCTTGTTCTTTCTTTTCTTTAACTAAGTCAGCTTTTTCAAGAATGCGCACAATTTGCTTTTGGCATTCAATAGGTGGGACTATGATTTTCTTTCTTCTAAGGAACCTGTAGTGTCTACTATACCCTGCGTTTTCGATAGGCATCCATCGAAGTTGGTAATAGAAAAACTTCGGAGTCAAGATGGATTTTCTGACTCTAAGAATCTTTGTTCCATCTGCCCCTACACAAAAAGGGAAATTCACAAATTTTAGAATTCTCGTGTGGTCACCAAAGATTACTGATTCGCCTTCATTGGGAAAGATTTTCGTTTCGTCATTAGAGTATCCTGCAATGAAGTCTTGTCCTTGGTCAATAATTGGAAATGCTCCCTTTTCTAAATATTCGGAACGCTTTAATTTGATTTTTGAAGGAGTGTTGTCCTTCTCGATACAGTTCTCAAAATCAACTATCCTCCAATCTTTTGGCAATTCTTTCATTCTATCATCTTTTTCAATTCATCGAGATTCTTCAGGATTTCCTCTTCAGTTTCAAGTACTTGGTTAATTATTTGAGTAGGATTCTCATAATCAACTTCAGCTTGCTTTGTTTCCTTGTATCGTGAAATCGACAGACTGAAATTGTTATTTAGTATCGTCTCTACGGGAACTACAATACTCTGATTCGTCTCCTCACGTCTTTTGAAGGTCTCCACAATTTCAGGTATGTCGCCTTTTCCATCAATGTAATCTCTTCTCTGGTCTAGACTGTAGCCATCCTTTAGCATCTCATAGAACCACACGTTCTCTGTTTTCCCGCCTTTGGTGAACACCAGCACTGCTGTTCCAACACCTGAGTAGGGTTGAAATACACCAGATGGCATAGATATTACAGCTTCGAGTTGGCACTTCTTCAAGAGAAGCTTTCGTGCTTCAATTTGTGCATTTGATGAGCCGAACAGTACGCCGCTTGGAACAATGACCGAGGCTTTTCCACCTGTTCTAAGAAGATTATAAAATAGTTCTAGAAATAGAAGCTCAGTTTTCGTTGTTTCAAGTCTGAAGCTATCGCTAATGTCGCTTTTGTCTATTGAACCAGCGAAGGGTGGATTAGCAAAGATTACATCGTAGATTGGCTTTTGCTCAAACTTCTTTGATAACGTGTCAGCGTACTTTATGTTTGGTCTCTCAATGCCGTGAAGAATCATGTTCATGAGCCCAATGCGAATCATTGTAGTGTCAAAGTCAAAGCCGTAGAAAGTTTCTCTCTTCAACAAGTTCCAATGAGCTTTCTCTACTATCTTGTCACCAACAAGATTGTGGGCTACGCCGTTGTCATAATGAATTATATCGTCAGTAGTGTACTTTCTCAGAATGTGCTCATAAGCACATATCAAAAACCCTGCCGTACCACAAGCTGGGTCACAAATGGTCTGTCCTATGTCAGGGTCAACAAGCTCAACCATCATTCTAATGATATGCCGTGGTGTTCTGAATTGACCGTTCAATCCGGACGTTTTAAGCTGGTTAAGAAGGTACTCGTAGATGTCACCTTGAGTATCTTGGTTTCTTTCAGTAATGTTCATTTCATCAATAATGGCTACTGCTTCTTGGAGAAGGGATGCCTTAGGAATAACGAATACGGCATCTTTCATATATTGAGAATATAGGGTGTCATCACCATTATGTAGCCATTTGATGAAAGGGAAGACACTAACTTGTACATGTCTCAGCATATCTTCAGCGTTTAGATGCTTCCAGTGAGACCATCGACAGTTTTCATGCCCTTCAAAAAGGGATTTGTAAGATTCTTTTCTTGCAGAAGCTCGCTTTGCATGAATTGTATCAAGGTCTTCGAGTCGCTTCATGAAAATTAGGTAGGACATCTGCTCTATTGCTGTTAGTGGATTTGCAATGCCGCCTGACCAGAATCTGTCCCATAGTTTATTTATCTGTGATTTGAGTTCAGGAGCTAACAAGTGGTATCTCTCCTTCCAATGCAGTGCATATCTGTATTATTTCCTTTAAGTCTTCATCTTGGAATAGCGGAATAGGTGCAGTAGTACCAAAATTGGTGAAGGGCGGCTCAAACAAATCACTGTACTCGATATGATGCTTCTTCATGAATACTGTCTGTATTGTTCTCAGGAAGTTCACTTGGTCAGCATTGAGATAGTTCTTCTCGACCATAAAGGTCTTGAATGCATCCA